GTGGATCTTCCATGCCAAAAAGACCACCCAATGCACGGGCAGCACCAGCACCAGCGGCATAACCAGTAGCCGCAGAAGATTCAGCACCCATGCCTGCTAGTTTAATACCAGTAGCTAGATCCTGTTGTGCTAATTGTTGTTCAATATTTGCCATAAATTAACCCCATAAACTTCCGTATGCTGAATTTTGACCGCCAAACAAACCACCAATGGTATTAGCAGCACCAATCCAAGGAGAATACTGTGCTTGATAATAAGGAACAGAAGCAGCGGCAGATACACCCGCACCAAGCTGTTGTCCCTTAGCTAGAGTAGCCGCTTGATTAACACCAAGATTAGCATATTGAGTTGGGATGTTCAGGATATTTTGAGCAGCGGCCATATCATCAGCTTCCTGTGCTCTGAGTGTATCCATCCAAGACATGCCCTGACCAATAGATGCAGCACGGGCTTGTTGTTCAGCCGTTGCCTGTGCAGTGCCAAGGGCTTCCTGACGCAAGGCACCACCAGTACTACCCAACATACCCTGACTCAGTAGACGATTTTCCAAAGCCAAACGTTCACGTTCCTGACCCTTCAAAAGATCAGGTTCTACATATTGTTGATAGTATTGTGAACCAAGACCAAATGGATCAGTTACAGAAATCTGAGCACCTGTTTCACCGGCACGCTGTAGATAGTTTGTATATGCCTGTTGCATATCCGGAGACAATCCAAGAGTAGCAAGGCGGGTTTGTGGATTATAAGCTACAGTACCACCCGGGGCCATGATAGAGAATGGCTCACCAGATTGTGCTGCAGTTTGTGAAGCAGCCATCTGTGCGTTGTAAATGTCTTCCGCCTGTTTCTGTGACAAGTAACCAGCAGCAGCCTGAGCACCAAGCTGACCAAGGCCAGACCACATGCCTGCACTACCACCTACGTTTTCAGATAACCAACTAGAGATTCCTGCATTAGCTTGTGGAGCACCTGATACACCTGCCTGAGTCAACGCACCACTGAGGCCTTGACTAAATGTAGAGTCAATAGAAGCCATAGCGGTAGGACTTGCAAGATTACCAAATGTAGTACTTAATGTATTACCCGTAAGTACATTTCTTGCAGTAGTTACATTGCCGGCAGTACCAAAAGTGTAATTACTTGGAATATCTGCAGCACTTACCCATTCACCAAGGTTATCATCCCAGACTTCATACATACCTGCAGTAGAAGTTTGACCTGCAGGGTTGAAACCCTTATAAGCACCAATGGAGGAGAGACCAGCAGTTAGCCAGTCACCATTTGCTGCAGCATTAACTGCTTTTGCTGTCTGGAGATATGGGGCAGCAGGTGGAAATGCAATTGAAATAGCATCAGCTACAAACGGAGTCTCAAGGACAATCTCTTTTGCCTTAGTAGCAACATCGCCCACAAAGTCACCGACTCCACCGACTACATCACCTACTACATCGGCAGCACCACCAAGTACGTCACCGACAGCATCGGCAGCACTACCAAGGAAATCACCTACAAAGCCCATAGCTTATACCTCTTTCTCAAGGATATAACCAACATGACTATATCCATATTTTCTTTCAAACGCTTTTGGGTTACGTTTAGTTCCAAAAACAATCTTACTTAGATTTAGTTGTTTAGCTAATTCCACTGCAACTGAATCCCAATATTTACCGTCCCCATATACATTAATTAATACAAATGTATCTGGTTTGTTAATTCTCCAAGACATAAAACCATGAGAGTTTTCAATTAAATTAGCAGGATTAATGCTAGTATCACCTGACTTTTTCAAATACTGTTCTATGTCTTTTTTATCCATAATTAACCAACAGTAAAGTCACCAGCTACAGTGATGTTATTACCTGCAAAGTTCTCAGCAGAATTTCCATTGAGATCTGCCTTAGTGTTTACAGCGGTACGAATGGCTACAAACTCAGTGTTAAAATCAACACCCGAGATGATCTTATTTGGATCTGAATTGGAAAGTGCATCCTTATTAGCCCAGTTAATTGCAATAGTGTAGTTAGCCATTATAACTCCTTAACGAATCTTCCCAGCCTTAGCAAGAATTGTCATATTCTGAAGACTGGCCTTATAGCCATTCACTGTACCTGTCATCTCAATCTGGATTTCTTTGGCAGATTTAGCCATTGGCAGTTTGTACTCAATTGGTTTTTCACCTACTGCAAAAATTGATACGCCAAAAAGAGAGGTTGGAGCACCAAATAGAGCAGGAGCACCTACTTGTGACAGGGTAAAAGTTTTCCTATCACCTATTGTACTATAGTCCCTATATGTAGTAAAGACAACATCCATATTACGACCACCGTCAACCACCATGAAAAATCTCTTAAGGATTTTGGCTAGGGCTGGCTGTTGGAAATCAAACCAAACGGACTTGAAACTGCTGGTATAACTGTAATTATCGGTCTGCCAGCATTTAGAATCAGTAGTTTCCCATTCGTTTCCAGCATCCTCACAGGCAGATTGACTGCCATATGTAGCAGTTACATCTGTTTTAAATGTATCATAATAATTTTGAAACAATGCTACATTGCCACTGTTATTACGACCCGCCCATAAACTACCATTCACAGTAGACAGTAAAGCATAAGGAGCTTCACCTGCAGGAAATAAAAATTTACTTATTCTTGGAGTGCCGTCTGGATTTTTGATTGTAAAGTCAAAATAAAATGCTTCATTTTTATCTGGAAATGACAGGAGATAAAAACCACCACAGAGACAATAAGCAGAATTACATTTTGTCATATCTGCAGTAATAATATTCAATGCCAATTCATCACGAATGTTCTTGGAATAATTAGTAATAGGCAAGGAACCATTCTGTAAAACAGTACGGCTTAATGAAGTAAGCCCAGTATTGCTTAGGAATACAAGATCATTACCCATGTGTGCTACAGAATCACGGGCTTTAAGACCTACACCTTCAATAAGTTCTACTAACTGAAAATCAGAAGCACTTGGGTCCCAAGGATTTTGATAGATAGCAATATTATATTCACCAAAGATAATTAACTTACCTTCAAAAGCAGATATTCCTTGAATGCTATCGCCACCCCAGACAGTCTTAAGGTCAATCTGACCGGCTGCACCTGTGTTCCACTTATCACCCTGCAGTGTATCTGAGTAGTAGATGACATTATTATTTTCAGTAATTCCACCTACCCAGAGACGGCCATATTCCCCTAGGATACAATTGGGATCAAATGTAGTAATACCGGATGGAGGATTGTAACTACCCAGATCAACAAGGTCAGTCCAAGCAGTGCCAGAATAGTACACAGGAGTATGTCCATTCTGGACACCATACAGCTTTTCATTAAAGTTTACCCACTGCCAGTGACCACTTGTGATCGTTTGAGGAGTTCCAGTACGAGTCTGTGCGTCTAAATAATAAGGAGTAGTAGTCTGATCAATAATATAAATATCAGAATCAGTTCCTACAATAATTTCAGTTGACCCATTTGCCTTGTAATATTCAAAAATAGATTGTACTTCTTCCCCTGAAGGAAGATTTGTAGTTGCTTGTTGAAATCCTTTACGAGTAGAAATACGTCCTTGTTCATCAAGAATAACATTCTCTGCTTTTGAAAGCCATTGGGGTTCAAGGGCACTAGGACTTGCCTGTGAGTTTAATCCAAAAGAACCTAAGTCGTTTAGTACTAGAGGACTTAATTCCTTAGCTGGCATAGAAGTCTACCTCACCCACAGTTCGTCCTGCATCAATTTGAATAGCATCAGCCAATGCATTCTGATACTGCATAGCTACCATGTCAGACATTTGACCACCATCCTCACCACGTTCAGCAATGGCCCTAGCCAATGCCCCAAGCATAACTGGATAATGGGGAACCTTTAGAACATCTGTAGCCAGTGACAGATCACTCTGAGGATTAACTACACGGAATGTAATATTATAGGCAGCATTGGGTACTGTATCAAACTCTACAATAATCTCACCGGTACTGGAATCAATACCAACTACCGAGTAATAATCGGGAGTCCCACGCTGTACACTGGCAGTTGGGTACTTGGTAAACTGCAGGTAACGGTCAGACATTTCCTGCATGACGTAGCCATTACTTTGTTCCTGTGCCATTAGGATCTTGGAACGCTCATTGGTGCCCGTGAGGTTGTATGCCTGCGTACCGTTAACCGTGGTAATCGTAGGGCTGGCACGGAGGATACTCCAGTTCCAAGCATCTTCTACTTCACGTTTAGATTCGTTGACAATATCCCCAATCATAATCTGATAGTCAGAAAGGACATTGGAACTAACCAAAGCACCGGACCAAGAGTTCGCAGTATCAATAGAATCTTCACGCAGGCGACGTAGGACTATGTTAATTAAATCAATGTAAGTCATTTCTTTTTCCCGAAGATTAGGGTAAACAAGTCAATTATACCACGGTAGATCTCTTGAGGAGAAGGTAATAACCAAC